GGAATAAGGCGAAAAGCAAATGACCTACTTAGAACTCGTCAACGATGTGCTACTTCGGCTGCGGGAGCAGACCGTCACCACGGTCAACCTGACGACCTATTCTCAGCTCATCGGTAAATTTGTTAACGATTCCAAGCGCCAGATCGAAGATGCCTACGACTGGAATGCGTTGGGTACTGAAGTCACTGTTACCACTTCCGCAAGTGTTTACGAGTATGCGTTGACCGGCGCCGGTCAGAAGTTCCGCGTCTCTAGCGATCCGTTGAACACAACCTCCAACGTCGTCATGCGCAACATTACGGTGGGCGACATGCGGCGTAAGCAGAACCTTCAGCCGTTTGTAAATTCGGTGCCTACCGAGTATTGCTTTGAAGGTGTCGACGGCAGCGGCGACGCTAAAGTGCAACTATGGGGCCGACCTGACGGCGTGTACACCATTAAGTTTTTCTTAACGGTTCCACAGGCAACATTGTCGTCGGACAGTACGTCGGTGCTGGTGCCGGATGTGTTGGTGGCGCAGAATGCTTACGCCAGAGCGTTGGTCGAGCGGGGCGAAGATGGCGGCCTAAATTCTTCTGAGGCATATGCACTGTACAGAAGTATGCTTTCTGATTATATAGCTCTTGAAGCTACACGCTTTCCTGAGATGCAGGAGTTTGTCGCGACATGAGCCAGGCGCTACAGATCAACACCATCTCTGCACCAGGCTTTTTCGGCCTGAATACCCAAGATTCGCCGATGGATTTGGCGGCAGGTTTTGCTCTGGAAGCAACTAACTGTGTGATTGACCAATACGGTCGAATAGGCGCGCGTAAGGGTTGGTCGAAGGTTAATTCGTCGTCCGGTAATTTGGGCGCGAACAGCCCTGGCGTGATCCATGAGCTAGTTGGTGCCGACGGGGTGTATACCGTACTGTTTGCCGGCAACAATAAAATTTTTAAGCTTGACGGCAGTAACGCGGTTGTCGAGTTGACCTACGGTGGTGGCGGCACGGCGCCGACGATTACGGCCAACAATTGGCAATGCGCATCGTTAAACGGTATCACTTACTTTTTTCAGACTGGGCACGATCCGCTGATCTATGACCCGGCCGTTAGTACCACGACCTACCGCCGCGTCAGTGAAAAAACAGGTTATGCCGCTACGGTGCCGTCGGCTGACTGCGTTATTTCTGCTTATGGCCGGCTGTGGGCGGCTAATACAGCGGGCAACAAACAGACACTGTATTTTTCTGACCTTATTTCTGGCCATGTTTGGTCAACAGGTACGGCAGGTTCGCTGAACGTCAATACCGTATGGCCGAACGGGCCAGATGAGATTGTTGCGCTGGCTGCGCATAACGGATTTTTGTTCATCTTTGGTAAACGCCAGATTCTGGTGTACCAAGGCGCGACAGCTCCGTCGACGATGTCGCTTTACGATACGGTTGGCGGTATCGGCTGTATTGCACGCGATTCAGTGCAAAACACGAATACAGACGTTGTGTTCTTGTCGAACAGCGGTGTGCGGTCGGTTATGCGCACAATCCAAGAGAAGTCGGCACCGTTCCGCGATCTCAGCAAAAATGTCCGCAATGATCTTGTGCAGATGGCCGCAGGGGAAACCCCTTCCGCTATTAAAGCGGTTTATTCTGAAATTAACGCGTTCTATTTGATTACTTTTCCGACCGCTAACTTTGTTTATGTGTTTGATACGCGCGGCGTGTTGGAAGATGGATCATCTAGGGTAACCGCCTGGCGTGACTTATCACCAACCGCGTTACTGTCGCGTCGTAATGGCGATTTGCTGTTAGGTAAGACCGGCTATATCGGTAAATATGGCACATATTTAGATGATTCTGCATCTTACCGATTGTATTACTACACAAATCAAGCAGATTTAGGTGATCAAAACGTCACATCGATATTGAAGCGAATTGGTGTGGTAGTTATTGGCGGCTCTAACCAATTCTTAACCATAAAATGGTCATTCGACTTTAGTGAGAATTTTTACTCCCAAAACGTACAGATACCTACACAAACCGTATCAGAATACGGCGTGGCTGAGTATGGTGCAAACGGCGTACCTGTAGCGCAGTATAGTGGCGGTATCGCGTTACAAACATTGTACGCGCAAGGTACTGGGTCAGGTCGTATTGTTCAGACAGGCTATGAAGCGGATATAAATTCGTCAGAGCTGTCTATACAAAAAATCGAAATTCTTAGTAAGAATGGGCGAGTATCATGAGTAACTACACAAAAAGTACGGATTTCGCGGCTAAAGACTCTTTGGCGTCTGGCAACGCAAGCAAGATCGTCAAGGGCACCGAGATCGACACGGAGTTCAACAATATCGCTACAGCGGTTGCGACGAAAGCCGACCTTGCGTCGCCGACGTTTACCGGAACACCGGCGCTACCTAGCGGCACAACCGCCGTCACGCAAACATCGACGGATGACAGCACCAAATTAGCTACAACTGCATTTGTCCAAGATGTCGTCGACGCGGTAAAAAGCGCGCTATACCCAGTCGGCTCTATCTATACAAATTCTTCCGTTAGCACGAATCCCGGCACGCTATTAGGGTTTGGTACATGGACAGCCTTCGGCGCAGGCCGCGTGATGGTGGGTTTGGATGCCAGCGATAGTTTGTTTGATACAGCAGAAGAAACTGGCGGCTCTAAAAACTCGGTTGTTGTAAGCCATACGCATACTGCGACTGTTACTGACCCCGGTCATACGCACCAAGTAAGAAGAACTGGAAATACAACAGGGGCAAGTTCAATTACAAAATTAGGTTTGTCTTCTGCCAGTTTTAATATAGACGATGATTTAATACAAGCCTCCACTACAGGAATTTCAGTATCTAACAGCACAGAAGGATCATCTGGCACTAACGCTAACTTGCAGCCGTACATTACTGTGTACATGTGGAAGCGGACTGCGTAAGCAACAAAGATTTAGTTAAAGGATATTAATATGGCCCTCCCTATACTCCTAGCTGCCGGCGCTAACTTTTTAGGTAGCTCTATGCAGGCCGATGCTACCCGAGACGCGGCTGCGGCTTCGGCTAACGCACAGATAAAAGCAGCGCGAATTGCTGCCGAGGAAGCGCGCTTTCGCCCGGTAGGCGTCACGACGCGTTTTGGCCAAAGCCAGTTTACGATGGGGAAGGATGGCCGGCTAAAATCAGCCGGTTATACCGTATCGCCTGAACTGCGTGCCTACCAAGACCGATTGATGGGTATGGCTGGCGGCGCGGGGATTGATTACATAAATCAAGCGCCTGGCATGTACGCTCCACTGACCGGCGCTTCTGAGAGGTTGTTCAATTTAGGTGAGCGTTATTTAGCCGAGTCTCCTGAACAAGTGGCGCAACGCTACATGACCTCGCAGCTCGACATCTTGGCGCCGCAACGTGAGCGTCAGTTGGCTGCATTGCGTAACGAACAGTTCCAAGCAGGCCGTTCGGGCTTGTCGGTTGGTGCGACAGGTACACGTCCAGGCGGCGGCGCAGGGCTTGCTGCGACGAATCCAGAGATGGAGGCGTACTACAACGCGATCGCACAACAAGATGCAAGGTTAGCCGCACAGGCGCAAGAAGAAGGGCAGCGTCAGTTGGCCTTCGGCACCACGCTGTTCGGCACCGGTGCTGATTTGCTGGGCAACTACCAGCGCGGTCTGGTCGGCTCACTCGCACCGTTCCAAGGCTACCTCGGCGCAGCAGGCGATATTGAATCGCTTGGCCAGCAATCACTGAGTCTTGGTTCATCGTTAGGTGGCGGCAATACCGCCAGCGCGCAGGCCTTGTTAACTGGTGGCACAAACGCAGCGCAGACCATGCAGGCAGCGAATGCGTTGAACCCGACCGCATCGTTCTTGCAAGGGCTTAGCACTAACCAAGACTTTACTTCAGCCCTTACAAGCGGAGCGCAGAATTTATTTAGCCGCCCTTCGTATTCTTCGTTCAATGAAAATGTGCCGGGCAATTTTCCTACTACCTACTTTACGCCTAACCCTAATGCGCGTAATCAGGGCTACGGGTATTACTAAGAACGCAGCGACGAATTAGGAGCCATCATGGCAAGCGAAATTTTAGGTTTGTTCACCTCGCCTGAGATGTACCAACGGCAGCAAGATTTGATGATGCAGAAGCAGGCGGCGGAACTCGCGCAACTTGATCCGTATCAGAGCGTCCGTTACGGCGCGATCCGTGCCGGTCAGCAGTTCGGCACCGGTTTAGCCGGCCTACTGGGTGCGGGAGACCCACAGTTGCGCATGATCAGCGCACGCCAGTCGGTGCTGGGTGGACTTGACCTGGGCAACCCTGACTCGATCCTTACCGCTGCCCGTCAATTGGCCAATGCTGGTGATCAACAAGGAGCGTTGGCTTTGGCCGACTATGCACGCAAGGCGCAGGCCGACGCGGCGTTGGTGACGCAGCGCACACGTGAAGGGCGTGCAGCCGCTGTGCCGCAAGCAGTTCAGATCGCAGAGGCCCGCGCTAGATTGCAAAGCGATATTAAGGCGCTGAAAGCAGCGCCTGCGTCGCCAGAGCGGGATGCAAAACTTGAGCAAGCCGAATTTACGCTTGCCGGGCTGCCTATAAAGGCCGAAGGTCTAGTGCGTGAACAGCAGATCGCACGCGACTTTGCTTTGGACGCAGGCGAAGAAGGGTCTGAGGCATACAAAAAAGCCTACATAGATAAGTTAGGAAAATTAACGTCTAACGAAACTCAATCCAAACTAGGTGAGTTTGAGCGCGTCTTAAACGAGCGTTACCCTAAGACGCCAGAAAATGCCGCCGCACGTAATGCCTTGATGGACGCATTCCTTAAAGGCGAAGCAGAAGGCCGCGCTAAAGGAAAAGGTACTACGGTGTCGGTTGGTGGCATAAGTGTTGATACCGGCAAAGCAAGTGAAACCGCCGGCAAACTTATTGGCGCCGAATTGGTTGATGTTAAAGGCAAAGAATCCGCGCTAGACAGCATTGCTGAGGCCAAAGATATTCTTAAAAACGGCATATATGCAGGCGCATATGGCCCATTCAAACAGAACCTCGCCAAGTACGGCAATATTGGCAGCTCCGAAAAAGTGGCTAACACAGAAACTTTCTTGGCTTACATTGGCGAAACTGTTGTCCCCCGCCTTAAAGAATTTGGTGGTAACGATTCCGAACAAGAATTGGCATACCTCAACCGAATGATGGGCGGCGATATCAGCCTAGAGCCTAAAGCATTAGAGCGCATTCTTAACTCCGCCGAACGTAAAATTAAGCGTGGCATTGAGCGTCTACGCAGGCAAGCCGAAAGTGGCGAAAAGAAACAACCGCTTACTTCAACCCTACCGCCTTCGGCAGAAGCGGCGCCGGCTCCCCCTGGTTCTGCTCCAGCTAAGTCTGAGCCCAGACGTATTCCTTTTAATGCTTTACCACAATAAGGTGCCGCTATGGATGTCGAACTGCCAAACGGTATAGTGATCGAGGATGTGCCAGAAGGCACAACGCGTGCGCAGATCATGGAGCGCGCGATACGTGGCGGCATAGCCAAGCCGGAAGATTTCGGTCTATGCTATTGAATATGCGACACAGCAAGTCTCGGATGCGTATGACGACGTACTCGGCAAGATTAAGTTCACGCTGGACTTCAACACCTCGTCTAACATCTTAGGTGCGCTGAACAGGCGGGTTACGAACGTCAGCGCGCTGCTGCCGGCGAAACTGGGTTTGACTTCCCAAGATTAGGCGGCGGTATGTTAAGCCCTGCGAATATTGTTCCCGGCGCTGTTGCTGCACGCGCTGCGCCTTTCACTTCCGCTGCTGCCCGCGCAGGTTTTGGTGGCGCAGTAACCGGCGCGCTGCAACCGGTAACCGGCGAAGATTTTACGGGTGCAAAAGCCGAACAAGTAACTTTCGGCGGTTTGTTTGGTGCTGGCGGCGAACGTGTAATGGCGGCTGGCGGTCGAGTTATGAACCCACTAGTGTCTAAAGCTGAACAGACCATGCGCGATCTTGGCGTCACGCCGACGACCGGCCAGACCTTGGGTAAAGGCGCTAAATCGGTCGAAGAGTTTGCGCAGTACATGCCTCTAGTCGGCACCGCCGTACAAGATGCTCGTCAGCGCACACTTTTTAATTTCAACAAAGGCGTGATTAACAATGCTTTGAAACCTATCAAAGCAAAACTGCCCGCAGACGTCATTGGCCGCGATGCTATTGAATATGCGACACAGCAAGTCTCGGATGCGTATGACGACGTACTCGGCAAGATTAAGTTCACGCTGGACTTCAACACCTCGTCTAACATCTTAGGTGCGCTGAACA